ACCGTAACTTGTCCTATAACTCCAAAAGCTCTTGTAGGTTTAAATGTTTTTTCGGATAAAATAGGTGTTCCAACATAAGTAATAACGGGTTCTATTCTATCTGGTCTAGGATCTTTTAATGCTTGAGGATCAGAAAACTTACGTATTGGTTTTAATTGAGGGTGTTTTGGTTCAAATTCATCAAACCCGACTAACATACCCGTCCACTCTTTTCTCATTTTATTTAACGGATAACGAAAACCAGACCTATCTGATATTCCATAAGCTTTTTTTCCGGTTGCATATTTAGCCATAATTAACTGCCGTAATAACTAAAACTAGGTGTTATCTGTAAAGAAGCTCTATCTCGATCCTCTAACATAGCTCTGTTAAATTCTTCTTCGTAAATAGCTTTCAGTATCTCAATTCTTTGTGGCGCTCGTTTTATTGCTAAATAATAAGCCAAACCAGCAGCTAAACAAGGGTAAAAACGAAATGGTATTTGCAAAGTATTTGTGTAGTCGTCTGCGTCGTCCATACGAACTAAACGATCAAACTTAACAATATCAGAATTGCTATCTGGAACAGGCCAAAGTTTTAAGGTTGGACTTATTTGACGATCCAAAAAAAACTGAGAAGGCCTACCTGTTTGAGTTTTATTTGGTAAGTTTAAGTATTCACTTCGACTTAACCTAGTTAAACCAAAATCAGTCCCGTCTCTAGTAACAACAACAGATAAAACATCAATTGTTTTTTGCACGGTAGTTAGATCAACCACCGCAGATAACGTGGTTGTAGCCGCGCTTGTGCTGCCTGTCAAAGTTTCACCATTACTAAAAGTCCCAGAAGGAATTGTAATAGCCATAGAAGTAGACGAAGGTAAACTTGTTATAGAAGCAGTCGCTGAACTGGTGCCACCTGTTATAGTTTCACCAACAGTAAAACTGCCGCTTGCAGCAACCGTCATGGTTAAATTACCACCTGGATAATTACCTATGCCGGAAGCTAATGTAATAGAAGTTTGCTGTATGGTCCATTGATTTAAACCACGATTCGCCCAATCTGCTAAAAGCAAGTTCAAAGAACGTTTCGCGGTTTTTAAATCGTAACCAGTACGTACTTCTAAACCACAACGCTCAAAAGCTTCTTCTACATAGCTTGCTACGTCTAGTTCAAAGTTTACTGATGAGGAAGTAGCCATTTATTTTTTCTTGCCTTTATGCCTTTCGTATTCATCAAAAATTGACTGCATAAATTCTTCCGCATCAACCCCTTTGCTCATGTTTTTACCGCCCATTACTGGACCACCGTCTGCCATGTAGCCCATTTTGTTACGAACCGCTTTTGGTAGCTTTTTGAGGCCTACCTGACCTTTACTTGGCTTTTTTAGGCTATTCCCCTTCTTAACCATGCCGCCGGCTCTCATTCTTTTTTTGACGCCAACTTTCTTAACCATGCCTCCGCCGGCCATTTTCTTAACGCCAACTTTCTTAACCATGCCTCCGGCTCTCATTTTCTTAACGCCGACTTTTTTAACCATGCCACCACCGGCCATTTTCTTGCGGACCATACCGCCGCCTCTCATTTTTTTCTTTACGCCGGTTTTTTTAACGGCTCCATTTCCTAAATTAACTACACTTCTGTTCATGTCATTTCCTCTGTAAGTTTGTCGTAAAAATGTTGTCTTAATTCAAAAACATGGGGTGTATTATTGTCCCCAAAGTAATATTTATAGTAACCTAATTTTTGTAGCTTGTTAGCAGATTCTTGTAATTTTTTTAGTCTCTGAACAAATATCATAGCATATTCTTGTTGAACAATGGGTTCAAAGGTACCGTCGTCTATTGTCTCATTTGTTTCGTCGTCTGGGTGAAAACCCATTACCCATATATCTTCATCTATAAACATTTGTTCAGAAATAGCTTCATTTAGGTCAACTAAATAATCGTGAAACTTTTCTGGATCTTTTTCATACGCTAAATCTACCAAAATAATAACCTCGTACTTATCTTCAAAAGTAGAAATCGTAGAATATAAAGATTGATAACTAGGATCATATTTAAAACAAATACCGACAGTTTCTTGATTCCACGCTTTATTTGCGTAAGCGCAAACAGGTAAGTTGCCACATTCTTTGTTTGGGGTCTCTAAAGCATATTGCGACCATTCTCTAATTTCGTCGCAAATTTTTCTTTCTAAACCCGTGTAAGAAACGTGGCGCATAGCTTACCTTATTTTTTAAGCATGAAATACCGTCAATGTGTTAAACGTAGACGCTGTGTATTGCACATAAATTCCGCTAGTAAAAAGAACCCCTTCGTCAGGAATAGTTAAGTCTCTAGTTGATGTTGCACTAGCCACTGTACCTACTTTATAAAGAGAAGTTCCTGTAGGTGAGGTTGTTAAAAAATCCAAAATACCTGCGGTTGATGTGCAAACGAGGTTAATACCCTGGAACCTAGACCTACCAGCAAAAACTACGTCTGCGGCAGAAGTATTTATTCCAGCAGAAACATTACCCGCCGGGTTTCCAACGGCAGATATGCCTGTTACTGTTTTAAAATATTTACTACCGGTAGCTGTACCAGCATTTGCACCTGTTATAGATTCTGTTTGAGAATCACCGTTAACATCAGTGCCTGTTACAGTAAAAGATATACCAGAATCGTCTCCAGCAGATAGAATAGTGACTATTCTTCCTGCACTAAAAGTACAAGAACCGCTATCAGCTAACGCACCACCTATAGTAAGTGCCGCGTTATTTCCGACTGAGGCTGCTGTAGAAATTCCATCAGCATCTAGACCTTGAGTATCGGCGGTAACGTGTACTGCTTTTACATCTGAACCAGCCATAATTTACTCCTTATTAGTATACTGAGTATTCTAGCTCTACTGTAAACCTTCCTGCTGTTGCGTCAGCGTTTAGAGTTGTAGTTGCTGCTGCATACAAGTGTTTACTTGCAATCGCTGCACTTACGTTAGGCTCGAAAACGTGGAAGTTTCCAGCAGTAGCGTTAAAGTTAATGTCAATCTCTGTTACGGACAAAGCAGCAGATAGAGTAGGTGAAAAGGCTGCTACACCTGCACCGACAATTTCAGTTCCTGAAGAAACGGCCGCATTAGTTGCTGTACCAGAAGTAGCACTTAGTTGTAAACTGCCTGCGAGAGTTTGTCCTGCCGCAGTTGTGATACCAATAACTGCTTTGTGAATAAAAAACTTAGTAGCTGTTACTAGATCGTCTGGGTGATCCGTGTTTAAAGTGCCTAGTTCTACAAGAACGTCTCCGTCAGCGTATGCTGTGCTAGTGTCTGTACCCGCTAAAGTACCTGCAAAAGTTTGTATTTTTCTAGTGCCTAAAGAAATAAGCTGTCCAGTCGAGTTTACTGAAAAACCTGTTTCTGTTATAGCACCTGTAGTGCTGCTTTCATTGATTACGTTTAGACCGCCTTTGGATCGAACTGGTCCACTAAAAGTTGAATTTGCCATAATTACTTTCCTTTAAGAAAAACTTTATCGTCTTGGCTTGTCTGCTAGGTCAGTCGATAAAGAAGGTTAACCCTAGAAAATGTTTCTTTTAAAGTCTACCGCAAAAAGAAAAGGGCAGCAAGAAGCTGCCCTTCTTTTGTTACTTAATTTTAAATTAAGCTCCTGGAGTCCCAAACACGCAACGCCAGTCAGATACCCCGAAACTGTAACGCTCTCTAGCTTTAAAGCGAGAGTTTCCAGTGTCAAAGTCCCCTTCCATTGCTGTACGAATAGGAGTTCTTTGGAATAATTTAAAACCATTTGGCGCATCAGTTTTGATGAAAAACGCATCAGTATCTGTCAAGAAGTGGTTAACTACCGCTCCTTCAGGGATCATACCCATGTTGTTCATAGCGTTTGCATCATTATCTGCTGTGCCTGATCTGAGGTTTGAGTTCATAACACGCTCTGCAATAAACTGTAGCTCTTTTGGAATAATTAGTTTCATTCCACGAACCGCAATTTTAAGACCGCGTTCATCTGTAAAACCTGCAATATCAATCAACATTTGTTCCAAAGAAGTTTCATTTAGGTCTGAAGCCGTTGATAAAAGGTTTCTTTGGTTTCCTGTGATTGATGGGTGAGAAGAAGAACAAAGTGCAGCACCGTCTCCTACTGGATTGCTAGTAGAAAAGGCGTTGTTTAGTATTGAAGCAGCTTTGATCTGTTTGGATTGACTCATAGATCGAGCTAGTGCACGTGTGTAACGAGCCGCTAGACGGTCATATAAATTATCTTCAATCGCTTCTTCTGTAATACTGAAAGCTAACGCAATAGTTTCGTGCGTGTAACGTGCAGTAAATGTTTCTTGCGCATCATCAAAAGAAATCGCTGCCCCTTCGGCTTTAACCGGTGCGGTTCCAAAGCCTGAAAGCATTGTTTCTTCCTCGAACGCTCGATCAGAAGTTTCAGTATCAAATATCTGTTCGTGTTCTTTTTCATATCTATCATACTCGAGTCCGAATAAAGCATTTAATCCGGGTTCGAGCTCTTTCGCTAGTTGTGCTCTTGAAATAGCCATTTTTTATGCCCTCTTGATTAAATGCCGGTTGAGTCCGCAGTAGTCTGCGAATCAAATCGACGAGTTGACGCATTAAAATGAGCGTTTAGTCTTACCAACAACGGTATACCCGCTGCAGTAAAATCATTATTCGCTTCATCATCTACAATACCTACGACACGCAACGGTAGTGTTGCTGTAGTAGCGATTGAAGATACGCTTAATGCTGAGTTAGAACGCCCCGTATCATCAGAACCGGTACGGGCAGAAGTGCCAAGTGAAGCGTTTGCAAACACGCCAGCTAGAGCAGTAGCTCTATCTGTAAGTGAAGCATCAGACGCGACTTGGAATAGTTGATTTGGGTTATCAGCTACAAGCGCCTTTACAGGGTGGTTTGTATCAACGCTGACGTTGTTAGAACCCGGCCAGTGATTTAGAAAAACTGGCTTTTTCTTAACGGAGTCATGGTACATAACGCCTGTTAGAACACCCAAAGCTTGAGTTGTTCCACCACTTGTAGCGCCAGCGAAAGTAATTACACCAGCAGCGAGTGGGACTACAATACCGTATTGATATATAGCATTTGTGTTGTCGGAAGCAATTTCATACTCAGTTACACCGGTAGAATTAGTAGCACCCCCAACAAGTCCAACAGGGCGAAGACCATAGGCAGTTTCTTGATTTGCCATTTTATTGTCCTCTAGTTAATTAAAGTTACGGCCTACGTTTTTTTGCGTGGGCCACCAAAAGTTACTCTCGATTGACGATCTGGTTTAGTGATCGCCATAGTAGAGTGTGCATTTTCTCGCATCATATCGTGGTCTACTGCTTCAAGTTGATCCGAATGTCTTTGTCTAAAGTATTCGTTTCTTTCATCTACTGTTTCCAACGGTAATCTAGCAAGAAGTAGCCCGCCGACTCCAAAGACACCTTCATATTTACCTGACTCCACTACGGGAGCTTCAAAATCTGGGTATTCGTCTTGACGAACAAGCTCGTAACCTTCTCGAATCTTTGATGAAATATTAGACTTATCTTCGTGTCCTCTAACTTCTGCTCGGATCCAACGGTGTTTATACCCATCTGGTGCAGGTGGTGCATCTAGCATTGACGGTGGACGCCACGGCTTACGCCTTGTCGTAGCACTCCTAGTTTCTTTTGCACGTGAGGATCGTGGAATTGCTTTTGAACCTTCTGTAGAACTACTTAATTCTTTAGTATTTTCAGTCATATTTCACCTATCCTTTTACGTGTTTGGCGTATTCTTCTAGTGGCACACCTAATTTTTTTGCAATAGCTACTTGGCTTGGTGTGAGTTTTACCTTGTTGCGCCCAGTTTTTTTACTTCCTCGCGAAACTCCTGCAACTGTTTGGGCGGTTTTGTTACTGGTTTCGTTATTGTCTTTAAACTTATGAGCGAACTCATTTTTTATTCGACTATCTAATTCATCATAGTATGAATCAGACTTAGGATCAAATCCTTCTTCTTCAACTAATTTTTTGTGAATACCAAAAGCAGCAAAAGTCATGGTGTAATCACTGCCAAACCAACTATTTTTAGAAGCCCAGTTTTCAGCTTTTGGATCAGGCGGAGCTTTCTGAACTTCTTGTTGTGGTGCTTGGGCTAACGCTTCACTAGCTGCTTTCTGCTGTTGCTCTTGTTGAGTTTTAGCTTGATTGTAACGATCTTCTGCTACGGCTAATTGAGTTAGTTTTCTTTGTGCTTCTACTGTAGCTTGAGAATCACCAGTTTCAACCGCATTTTTTAAAGCGGCTTCTGCTTGCGCTTGCTCTGCGGAAATACGACTACCGTATTCTGAAATGTAATTTTG